ATGGCGTTCCGATTGTCCAATCGTGCAAGGAGCTTGGAATAACCAGGAGCAAGCTTTATGTGGCGATTGACCGCGAATGCCTGGGGGACATGCACGCGCGCGCCAGAGAGGAATACGCCGAAGCGCGCGTTGCTGAAATGCAGAACATCGCCGAAACCGTTGAAGATGTAGCCCGCGCAAAGCTGCTGTGCGACAACATCAAGTGGGAAACCGCTCGCGTCGCTCCAAAGAAATACGGCGAAAAGGTCCAGAACGAGCACACCGGCAAAGATGGCGGACCAATAGAACAGGCTGTCAGCATCTCGGTCACATTCCATGAGCCAGGTTAACGCTCAGTTTCCAGCAAAGCTGCAATGCCTGTTCAAGCCGTCACGCTATAAAATCCTTCACGGCGGGCGCGGCTCCGGCAAATCATGGGGCGTTGCCCGCGCCCTGCTGATCCTCGCTGCTCAGAAGCCGATGCGTGTGCTATGCACTCGCGAGGTGCAGAATTCAATCCTCGAATCCGTCCACAAGCTGCTGTCTGACCAGATTTCTGACCTCGGCCTGTCTGCGTTTTACGAGATACAGAAGACCACGATCAGGGGCCGCAATGGCTCGCAATTCATCTTTGAGGGTCTGCGCGCCAACATCAACAGCATCAAATCGATGGAGGGTATTGATTTCTGCTGGGTGGAAGAGGCGGAAAAGGTCTCCGACGAATCCTGGCGCGTGCTCATCCCGACAATCCGCGCCGACAACTCCGAAATATGGGTGACGTTCAACCCGCACCTGGAGACAGACCCAACTTACCAGCGTTTTATCTCCAGCCCGCCATCAGGAGCCGTGATCGTCTCCGTCAACTGGCGAGATAACCCGTGGTTCCCGCCGGTGCTTAATGATGAGCGATTGGCGATGGAATCCAGTGGCAGCCGGGACCTGTACCTGCATATCTGGGAAGGTCACTGTATGCGGGTACTGGACGGCGCGGTTTATGCCGACGAAATGCGCCGGATGCGCGAGGAAGGCAGGATAACATCGGTGCCGTATGAACCGACGAAGCCTGTCTCCACGTTTTGGGACTTGGGGTGGGGCGACAATACGGCAATCTGGTTTGTGCAGTCGGTTGGGATGCAGTTGAGGGTGATCGACTTTTTGCAGGACAACCGGAAAACATTGGCGCACTATGCAAAGATGTTGCAGGCAAAGGAGTACGTTTATGACATGCACCACTTGCCGCATGATGCGAGTCACGGAAATCTCGGGACAGGTAAAACGACGCTGGAAATGCTGCGCGAGCTTGGTCTTAAATGCAAAATTGTCCCGCAAATCGGCATGGACAACGGCATCAAGGCGGCGCGTGCCATGTTTTCCACGGTCTGGATTGATGAAAAAAGATGCGCTGACGGGATTCGCTCTTTAGAATACTATCACTACGACGAAAACACCGATGGCGGCGCGAAACGCAATCCGGCCCACGATTGGTCAAGCCATGCCGCTGACGCATGGCGTTATTTTGCGGTAGGCTACAAAGAGCGGTCAGAAACGCCGCGACAACCAAAGCCGCGAGCCATCGGCTCCGGTAGCTGGATGAGTTAATCGCCGTGAGGCGCAGAGGTTCCCGATGACGGAAAAGAATCAAGACGCATTCGCCAAAGCGCGCGAACGGTACGAACAGGCGGCCAGTTATTGGGGAGAATGGCGCAAGGCTGCGCGTGAAGACAGGGAGTTTTTCGCCGGAGACCAGTGGCTGCCTGCTGATCGCAACAATCGCCAAATCCAGTGTCGGCCCATTCTCACCATCAACCGCCTGCCTGTGTTTGCGCGGCAGATCATCGGCGATGCGCGGCAGAACAAGCCGAGCATCAAAATCTACCCTGCCGAAGATGGCGATGTCGAAATTGCCGAAATCTACGAAGGTCTGATCCGCAACATCGAATACGTCAGCAGCGCGCCGGATGCCTATGATACTGCGTTTGAATCGGCGGTCATCTGCGGAATCGGAGCATGGCGCGTCTGCACCGACTACGTCAGCGATGACGCCTTTGAGCAGCACATCCTGATTGAGCGCATCCGCGAGCCGCTGAGCATCACAATCGACCCCAACGCAGAGCGCGCTGATTTCTCCGACGCCGAATGGTTGTTTTACGAGTACGACCTGAGCAAGGAGGAGTTCAAGCACAAATGGCCGGATGCTGACCTGAGCGACTTTGCCACCTCTGACGCCATGCCGGGGTGGCTTGATCGTGATTCTGTGCGTGTCGCCGAGTATTGGTTCAAGGAGCGCGCCAAGAAGACGATTTACCTGCTAGGAGATGGGAGCGTCACCGACAAGATGATTCCCGGCCTGCAAGTCATCCGCCAGCGCGATGTCGAATCGGTCAAGGTCAGGCGTGCCACGATGGCGGGATGGACATTTCTCGATGATCCGCAGGACTGGCCGGGGACAATGTTCCCGTTCGCCATCGTCACGGGCGAAGAGTACCGCATAAAGAACAAGACGGATTATCGCGGCATTGTCCGAAACGCGATTGATGCCCAGCGCATGTATAACTACTGGCGCACGATGGAAACCGAAAACATCGCGCTGGCTCCAAAGACGCCGTTCCTTGTCGCCGATGACCAGATCGAAGGACTGGAACAGGAGTGGAACAACCTCAACACCGTTCCCATGCCCTACGTGCGCTATAACGCCAACTCGCAGGCACCGATGCCGCACCAGATCCAGCCGCCGCAGATTCCGACCGCCTACGCCAATGCGTCAGCCGTCTGTGTGGATGAAATCAAATCGACAACCGGCCTGTTTAACGCCAGCCTTGGCGAGGGCGGAACCGAGTCGAGCGGCCGTGCAATCCTGGCGCGTCAGCGTGAGGGCGACACCGCGACATTCCTGTGGGTGGACAATCTCAACCGCGCCATACGCTACACCGGGAAGATCCTCGTTGAACTCATCCCGAAAATCTACGACTCCGAGCGCATCATCCGCGTGCTAGGCCCTGATGCCAGCAATGAGCAGGTTGCAATCAATCGCGTGGTTGGCGATGGCATGGGCGGAACCACCATCATCAACGACCTGTCATTCGGCCGCTATGATGTCATCGTCGAATCCGGCCCGTCGTTTGCAACCAAGCGCATCGAAGCGCTCAACAACATGGTTGAAATCGCCCGCATGAATCCGGCAATCATGCAGGTTGCCGGTGACCTGATGGTCAAGGCGATGGACTGGGAAGGCGCGGAAGAAATCGCCGAGCGTCTCAAGCTGATGCTGCCTCCGCAGATTTTGGCCGCTGAGAAACAGGGCGATGATGGAGAGGAAGGACCTCAGATTCCGCCAGAAATCCAGGCGCAGATACAGCAGGGAATGCAACTCATTGAGCAGCAAAAGGCGCGCATTGATGAGCTGGAAGACGAGCTTGAGGACAAGGACGAGGACAGGCGCTTGAAACAATACGAAATCGACGTGAAAGCTGAGATTGAGGCCGCGAAAATTGTTGCTGCCAATCCTGACGCATCGATGATTGCCGCCCAGGCTGCGCAGATACTGGCCCAGCAATTCATGAATCAGGCCGCTTCCATGCAGGATGTCACTGAATCCGGCGAGGATGAGCAGGAGTCACCGGAACAGCCTGAACAGATGGAAATGCCTGTTGATGAGCCGGTGGAGATGCCGGAAATGCAGCCCGTAACCGAATACATCCCTGATTTACCCGAAATCACCGGCAACGAGCCGGAGGAGTTGCCGCAATGACCGAACGTACCATGACCATTGTCGGTCAGCAAAACCTGCTTTCAGGCGTTGCGCTGACCATCACCCCGACCGATCCGACGTGCGAGACGTATTACGTTTCGTTTGACCTGGTTTCCGGGTCTCCAGCCGCAGGAACGACTGCGGTTACGGCCAAAGCCTACAAGGGCGGCTCGGAATCCGTCATCGACCTGTCTACCGGCTCGGCGCTAAACATTGACCCGACGGCGCTGAAGTCGTTTACGATCAATCAGCCCATCGACAGCATCACGTTCACGCCTTCCGGATGGACGGCGAGCGTTGTTGTCCGCGTGACGCTGACGGCGCTGACAAGCAACACGTTCAAGATGACTTGATATTGCGCGTTACGTAGGCGTAATATCTGTTACACCGACAGGCGGCGGCTAAACCGCCTGAATCGTCGTGATGACGAACCATCCCAGCACACACGGCCAATTTATTAGGCTGGCCGTGCAGACGGAGCTTCTCAAATGTCTGAACAAGACAGCGTTATCGACGCGCCATTGACCGACACTCCTGCTGAAACGGTCGCAGCAGAACCGCAGGCTGATGCAGCCGACGATACCCAACAAACGACAGAAGCAACCGATTCAGCCGCCGATGAAGGCGCAGAAAATGAACCGGCCGAACTGCCAAAGGGAATCAAAAAACGCATCGACACCCTGACGCGCCAGCGTTACGAACGAGATGCCCGCATTGCCGAGCTGGAAGCGCAACTTGCAGCCGCGAAACCGCAGCCTAAAGAACCGCAGCCGCAAGACTTTGCAGACCTCGAAACGTACCTGGAGGCGAAAGCCGAGCATATCGCAAACCAGAGACTGAGCCAGACCCAGCAGGCCGCCACGCAAGAGGCGATCGTGCAGGAGAAGGCGCAGAACTTTAACCAGCGAGCGGCGGAATTCCGTCAGAGCGCACCGGATTTTGATCAGGCCATCGCGGCGGTTCCTGCTGTGCTGATGAAACCGGATATGGTCGAGGTGATTCTGGACATCGACGAGGGGCCGCAGGTGGCTTACCACCTGGCGACAAATCTCCACGAATGTGCGCGAATTGCATCATTGTCAGGACGCCAGCAGGCTCTGGAAATAGGCAAACTGGCCGCCAGACTTGCAGCAAAACCCGAACCGAAACGCATCAGCGCAGCGCCGGAACCCGTCAAGCCAATCAAAGCGACAGGTTCAACGCAGAAACGTCCGGAAGACATGACGATGGACGAATATGCCAAGTGGTGGAATGCGCAGTTGCAGAAGCAACGTCGATAATTTTTTGAGAGGCCCATATCATGGCTAATACCCTGCTGACACCGACGATGATCACGCGCGAAGCCCAAATGGTTTTGCACCAGAAGCTGAATCTCGTTGGCAACATGAATCGTCAATACGATTCCCAATTTGCACGCACTGGCGGCAAGATCGGCACATCGCTGAACCTGCGTGTTCCTCCGAAATACACCGTCCGTTCCGGCGCTACCTACTCGGCCCAGAACGTGGTTGAGCGTCAAGTCGCGCTGCCCTGCGCCACCCAGAAGGGCATTGATTGCACCATCTCCGATGTCGAAATGGCCATGTCTCTGGAGAATTTCCGCCAGACGATCCTGGAGCCGGCGATGGCTCAACTGGCTGCGCAAATCGAATACGACACGCTGGCCGGTGTTTACGTCAAGGTTCCGAATTACGTCGGCACCGTGGCGTCGCAAATCGATTTCAAGAAGTTCCAGCAATGCGGCCAGGTATTGACCGAAAACCTCGCGCCGGTTGACCGCAACCGCATCATGGGCCTGAACCCGTCCAGCCGCGTCGAGTTCTCCGATGCCGTCAAGGGTCTGTTCCAGTCCTCCGACAACATCGACGCTCAGTATCGCGAGGGCAAAGTTGGCCGCACTGGCGGATTCGACGTGTACGAAAACACGCTGATTCCCGCGCACACGACCGGCACCTATGGCGGCACCCCGCTGACCAACGGCGCTAACCAGGGCAGCACCGGTTCCGGCAACGTCGTTCCCGCAACGACAGACCTGATTACCGATGGCTGGACGGTTACGACTACTGTCCTGAAGGCTGGCGACATCATCACCATCGGCGACGTGTACGAAGTGCACCCGGAAACCAAGGTCAGCTTGGGCCGGTTGAAGCGGTTTGTTGTTGTGTCCGATACCACGACCGATGGTTCCGGCAATAGCACCATCACCATCAGCCCGGCCATCATCGCTGGCGGCGCGTATCAGAACGTTACCGCCCGCGCTGCTGACGGCAAGGCGATTACCGTGCTTGGCACTTCTGCGACCGCCTACGGTCAGAACCTCGCGTTCCACCGCGATGCGTTCGCCTTCGTGACCGCCGACCTCGTTATTCCCAACGGCGTCGATATGGCGGCCCGCGAGGTTTACGACGGCATCTCGATGCGGTTTGTGCGCTGGTACGATGGCGACACCGGCGACTTCAAGTCTCGTTTCGACATCCTCTACGGCTATGCTGCGGTATATCCGGAGCTGGCCTGTCGTCTGGTGCATCAACTGTCGTAACCCGCTACACCCTGAGCCGGGTCAGCCCGGCTCTCACCATTCCACGGAGGCTGAATTATGGCTACTGTTGGCGATGTTTTATCCTCCGCATTGCGTCTTGCTGGCGTTCTTGCCGCCGAAGAATCCCTGAGCGCTGACCAGTCCGAAAACGGCATCGAAACGCTCAACGAGCTGCTTGCCATGTGGGGCACTACCCGCATGAACAGATCCGGCAATCAGCAACTGACGTTTACCCTGACCGATGAATCCGTGACGTTTGGCACTGGAGGCGATGTCTCTACCCGCATCCAGGGCGCATCGTCTGTCATTGTCCGGTCTGGCGGACTCGATTACACCCTGCGTGAAATCAGCGTCGACGATTACGCTACGATCCCGATGAAATCAACAGGCGGCACCCCAGATGTGTTTTGTCTGGACAACGGCTACCCGCTCAACACGATGCGAATTTACCCGGTTCCGTCTTCCGGTATGCAATTGCGCGTGGATGCGGTCGTGGCGATGGCCGAATACAGCAGCGTGTCCGATACCGTAAATCTGCCGCCAGAAACCAGAAAGGCACTGCGCGAGGCGCTGGCAGTACATTTTTGCGCTGAATATGGCATCGAGCCGTCTGCCGCGCTGATTGCCATGTCTCGCCAATCACAGGCCGCCATGCGTCGCGCCTATCGTGTTCCTGCCGCGCGGTTTGATCCGGCGCTCCCGAATGTGAGCCGGTTTGATGTCAGGACAAATCAGGGAGCCTATTGATGCGTATTCCGCTCGCCGGTGGACAGAACAAGCGGTTTAGCGTCAATCAGGATGCGCAGACGCTGGTTAACCTGTATATGGATGCTGACAGCGAGGAGCCAGAAACCAGCCCGGCGATGTACAAGGTGCCGGGAAAGTCGTCGTTTTCCACTGTGGGAACCGGCCCTATTCTGGCCATGATCGAGTTCGGCGGCGCAGTTCTGGCGGTATCGAACGACGAGGTTTACCGCATCGACAGCAACGGCAACGAGACGCTGGTAGGGTCGATTTCATTCCTCAGTCCGTCGGTCGCATGTTCAAAAAACCGATATCAGGCAATATTCGTCACAGACTCCGGCGCATGGGTCAGCAACGGAACATCGTTGACGCAGGTTACAGACCCTGATTACCCCGGATCGCTGGTCGTCGATTACCTCGGCGGCTATTTCATTTTTGCCATACCAGACAGTCAGCAGTTTTACGTCAGCGCCATCGACAACGGCAGCAGCTACGACGCGCTGGATTTTGCGCAGGCAGAGTCGAATGTTGATGACATCGTGACACTGATTGTCGATCACGAGGAGGTATGGCTGTTTGGCACCGACACAACCGAAATCTGGTACAACTCCGGCGCATCTGATTTCCCGTTTGCCCGCCGTCAGGGCGCAACGATGGAGGTTGGTTGTGCGGCGCGTCAGTCGGTGGCGCTGGCGGATAACACGATATTCTGGCTCGGGCGCAATCGCTCAGGTTCAGGCGTTGTCTATCGTGCCGATGGCTACAATCCACAGATCATCAGCAACCGTGGCATCGAATACGAAATATCGCAAATGGCGCAGATTGACGACGCCATAGCCTACGCCTATCAGGATTCCGGCCACACGTTTTATGTGCTGACATTCCCAGTCGGCGGCAAGACGTTCGTTTACGACGCATCCATCCAAGATCCAGGCAAGGCGTGGCACGTTCGCGAGACCTACGGCAAGGATCGTGACCGCAGCAACTGCCATGTTTTCGCCTTCAACAAGCACCTGGTTGGTGACTTCGAGGATGGAATCATCTGGGAGTTGAGCCGTGACGTGTTCGACGATGGCGGACTGCCGATTGTATGGGAGCGCACATTGCCGCGCATCATATCCGACTTCAAACGCCTGTTTTTCCGCGAGTTGGTCATCAACATGGAGCGCGGTGTCGGTCTGGTTGATGGATCGGTGCCGAAAATCTATCTCGACTGGTCAGACGATGGCGGCCATACATGGTCCAGCAAGCGCGAGGCCAGCATGGGAACTGTCGGCAACTACCTGCCGATGGTCGTGTTTAACCGTCTCGGCTCTGCCCGTGAGCGGGTTTTCCGCATCAGCGGGTCCGACAGCGTAAAAACCGTGATCCTCGGCGGATACATCGAAGTGGATAAGGGCAACCATCCATGACGACCATCATCCCGCCGCCTCCGACGCAGCCGCTCAGCAGCGACCGCGCGCTATATGACTGGCTTTATGTCGTCTATGCGGCCATCAATGGCATCGATCCTGGAACGGAAACCATCGGACAATCGGCTGACCCGTCTTCCGGAATCCTGGCGCTCGGTCTGGCTGGAGCCGCTATCAAGGACGCGCAATCCTACGCGCTGATGGCGTCCAGAGTTCGCGAAAAACCAGCAGAATCCTTTCCGCCTGTCATCGCCCGCATTGATGCCGCAAAACTGGCTCAAGATGCGGCGATGTTGTCGCCCGCAAGAATTCCGCTCCCTAAACAGATGTCAATCCGCTTGCTGAGCGCATCGGCATCCATTGCAACTGGCGAGTTTGCCGACGTTGATGCGACATCCGGAGCGGTAACGATAACGCTGCCGCCTGCATCTACCAACAGCGGGAAAATGATCGGCGTGGCGAAATCCGACGCATCTGGTAACTATGTCACGCTGTCCGGGCAGGTAAACGGCGCAGCGACTACCGACCTGACAACGCAATACACGGCCCTTTTGCTCATCAGCAACGGCACGGAATGGAGGGCATGGTGATGTCATTTACACCCAACCCAGCAAAGATGCTGTCCCTAAACAGCACGACATCACCGGTATCGTACAGGCTCATCAAGACAAAAGAGGGTTGATCATGACAATTACCGCGAAACAACTCATTGCGCCGCAGCACATCACGAATGCTGCGGCAACCTATTACACGGCAACGCGCGTCACTGGGCGCGTCGACACGATGACGGCGACGAATACCGATACGGCTGCGCACACGCTGACCGTTCATATCGTGCCATCGGCAGGCAGTGCGACGACAGGTAACAAGATCATATCGGCGAAATCCATCATGCCTGGCGAGACCTACGTATGTTATGAGATGCTCGGCCAGAACATTCCGTCCGGGTCATTCATCCAGGCGCTGGCTGATGCAAATACAGCCATCGTGCTGACGGCGAGCGGAATTGAGATCAGTTGATGCTGTCCTTGCTGCATGGGATGCCAGCAAATGGCAATTCCCGTCTGGCTACGGATTTGATGATTTCGCGGCGGATACGTCAGGATGGGATGTCTGGCCGGTAGTTGTTGACGGGGTGTTGGCTGGAGCTATCCTTGTCAATGGGCCTGAACTGCATTGCTGCATCAAACCGGAGTTCTTCCGGCGCTGGGCCACACCGGGAATGTATCGGCGCGTAATGCGGCACAAGGCACTGCATGGTAGACTGGTGACAAAGGTAAACGTCGATCATGACGCCGGGCGCGAGTTTGTAGAGCGGTTTGGATTCAGGTGCGTGCAGAGTGTTGGCAGCACATTGATATATGAGATGAGGTAGATATGGGCATCGCAGAAGGCGTTATGGCTGGCGGGTCGCTACTCGGAGGCGTACTTGGTTCGCGTGGCAGTAGCAAGGCGGCGAAGGCGCAGACGAATATCGCGGCGGCACAACAGCGGCTTGAGGATGCGCAATATCAGCAATCTCGGGCCGATACCATGCCGTGGCTGACAACTGGCCGACAGGCGCTGAATCAACTGTCGGCAATGACGCAGCCCGGATTTGATTACCGCCAACTTGAGGAAGACCCTGGCTATCAGTTCCGGAGACAACAGGGCGAGAATGCGCTGTCTCGGGCGATGGCGGCGCGTGGAATGCTGAACTCCGGCGCGGCGATGAAAGAGGCGGCGCGGTTTAATCAGGGGTTGGCATCTGATGAGTTCACGAACGCCTACAATCGGCTTGCGGGGCTTGCTGGAACTGGCCAGACGGCGGCAGGTAATCTTTCCAGCCTTGGCAGCCAATACATGCAGTCAGCCGGTAACAATGCCGGTCAGATGGCCAATGCTCGGGCTTCAGCGTATGCAGGCCGCGCACAGTCGCAACAGAACGCACTTGCTGACATTCTGGGTATGGTCGGCTCTGGTGCGTTTGGCGGTCTGTTTGGCGGTAAATCCATCGGCAACAGCGGTTACGGCCTGAAAGAAAAACTGTGACGGGAGGAACCATGCAACTCGACACGCGGTTACCGCTGGCAGCAATTGGCGAGCGCATCAACCCGGCTGGAATCATGCAGCAGGCGGTGCAATTTCGGCAGCAGCAACAGGCCGGAGCGTTGCAGCAGCGTCTAGCTGAACTTAAGGCCAGTCGCGAGGCCGATTTGATGGAGCGCCGTCAACGCGCTGGCCGTCGCGTCTACTCGCAAATCCAGCAGGCAGAACAGGGACGGCCCGCTCAGTTTGAGCCTGTGCCGATGAATCAGGGGCCGGTTATCAATCAACCTGCCTATGGTGAGATGCGCGAGACATCGCCAGCGGTTGCGCCGCGAGAAATGACGCCGGAAGAAATCCAGCGGCAGATGGCGCGCGAGTTGTTTGCAGAGGGTGATTATGAGGGCGCGTTTGAGGCAATGAAGGCGGCGCGGTCTGGTCAGGTGTCTCAGGCTAAACCGTTCGGAGCGCAAACCAAGAAAGGCACCGATGGCCTTGAATACGCGTTCAACATGATGACCGGACGGTTTGAGCCTACCGGGTTCCAATCTGCGCCTGAGCAGCCGAAGCGCAACATCGTATTGAGGGAAACTGGGCGCGGCATTGAGGCGATTGATGTTGCCAGCATCAAGCCGGGAACAGTTCTGCCAGCACCGGCAGCAGCACCAAGGCAGCCACGGACACAGATCGTACAAGACGAGACTGGAACCTATTTGATTGACCTCGACAATCCGTCAGCACCTGCTGTCCAGGTAACGAAGCCAGGCGGCGCGGCAATTGTGAAGCCACCGGCAGGAGGAGGATTACCGACAGAAGATGAGCGCAAAGCTGCTGGGTGGCTTGCTCAGGCCGAAAACGCATGGAATAACATGTCGAATATCATCAAGAAAAACCCGAGAGCAATTGAGCAGGGACTGATGGAGCGTATTGTTCCAGAGGGGGTTGCTAACGTTGTTCGGTCAGAAGATCGCCAGATGTTTTTGCAGGGTGCGCGGTCGTTGTCTGAAGCTGCGTTGCGAGCGGCAACCGGAGCTGGGGTTAATTATGAAGAGGCACGCCAAAAGATCGAGGAGATAACCCCGGTTTACGGCGACAAACCAGCCGTCATCAAGCAAAAACTCGACAGCATCAAGGTTTACCTTGACTCGCTAAAATCACGCGCTGGACGGGCTTTACCTAAGCAAGATCAAGGCGGACAATCCCAGCCGCAGCGGAAACAGGTCAATATTCTGCCGCCTGCATCGCAACTGCCGGGAAAGATTGCAACAGATAACACGACTGGAATCAGGTACAAGTCCGATGGCACGAAATGGGTGAGGATCCCGTAATGGCACGATTCACGATTGAGGACGAAATTCCGGCATCATCGTCAGGATTTGCAATTGACGACGCGCCTGAAGTCCGTACGGCGTTGACTCCAGGGCAGATAGCCCGCGCATCCGGCGCTGAATTGCCATCTCCGGCCCAAGGTTTCGTCACCGCGATGCAGGGGCCGCTATTCGGTTTCCTTGACGAAATGACAGGCGCAGTTCAGGGCATTAAATCCGCAGCGACCGGCGGCGAGTTCGCGCCAGCCTATCGCGAGGGCCGGGATCTGATTCGCGGCATGGAGGAACAGTATCGCAAGGACTATCCGATTACAGCGACTGTTGCGCCTTTGATGGCATCCGCGCCTGTTTTTGTCGGAGGTCCTCAGGTCGTTCTCAAGCCGGGCGCTCCCGGCGCAAGCAACCTCATGCGCAACATGGTTGGCGCTGCGGCAACGGCTGCCGGATACGGGTCTCTCTCTGCGGCTGGCGAGTCTGAGAGCGGCGGGCGCAATCTTCTGATCGACATCCTGACCGGCGGCGCGTCTTCTGGAGCTACGGCAGGCGCATCGGTTCCTGTCGTCAACATTCTGTCAGGAATTGTCGGCCGTGCTGGCCGCGCACTGCCTCCGAAAGCATCCGGTGCGATTGCTGGTGCTGTACCGCCTGCCCTGCGCCCTGCTGGCATGTCGCGCGAGGACTATGCGACACGGAAAGTCGCCGAGCAACTCATCCGCGACCAGCCGCAGGTCGGTATCAACAAGCCGATGGACAGACTGCTGGCATATCTGCGCTATCTCGGGCCGCAGGGTCGCATCGTCGATGTCGGAGGCCAGCAGACGCACCGGACGCTTGACACGCTGTCAACGCTGCCGGGGAAAACGCCGGAGATGGCAAATCAGGCAGCAATCCAGCGCCAAGCAGGCCGAGGCGCGGCAATCATGCGTGATGCTGAAAAGGCGCTCGGCACGAATGGCGCGCAATATTTGCAAACGGTCGATGACTTGGAAAGAGCCGCGATTGCCAACTCCAAACCGTTTTACGACCAGATCCGCGATGTTTCATTGCCGGTGAGCGGCGGTTTGCGCGAGGTCTTGCAGGATGCCAACAAATATCTGGGCGGGGCTGATGAATATGCGGCAACGCTTGGCATCACCGGTCGAGGACTTCGCGAGGCGCTGGAGGGCGTAAACGTCGTCGGCGTCAGTGGTCAGCGCACGAAAACAGCCGTAGCGCCGCTGTCACGGTTTGATGCGCTCAAGCAATATCTGTATGACGTGGAGCAGGGCTATCTGCGCGAAGGGTCAAAAAATCAGGCTGCCGCAATCACTGCGATTCGCCGTCGCCTGATTGACGAACTCGACAAGCTGTCACCGAAAGACGCAGGGGGACGCAGCATCTACAAACTGGCGCGCGATGCCTATGCCGGACCGTCGCAACTGAAAGATGCCGCAGAACTCGGGCGGATGGCATTTGCGCCGGACAAGGATTTCTCGGTGCGCCAGGCTATTGCCGATTTGTCGGAATCTGAGGTCGCAGCCATGCGTGTTGGGCTGATGCAAGCCATCCGCGAAAAGGCAGGAACGCAGACGGGGCAGGCATGGCTGATGAACAACTGGAAGAACCCGTCAACGCGGGAGAAAATACAACTGGCGTTTGGCAAGGATGCTGGCAGGTTTATTTCGGCGCTCAACAAGCAGGCTAAGCTCAAGTTGATGGAAGGCTCTGTCGGTGGCGGCGCGCAGACAGCAACACGAATGGCAAATGCTGACGATCTCGGCGTCGAAGCCATCAAAGAAGCAGCGGCTGGTGCGGCATCGGCGAAAGCAGGCGATGTTCCAGGCGCGATGAGTTGGATTCAGAAGTTAGTCAGACGCACCGAACTCCCTGAACCAATCCGCAACGAGATGGGCCGCATCCTGTTGTTGAAAGGGCCAGAGGCGCGAGCGAAATTGATGCAGATGGCGTATATCCTTGAGGTCATCGCCAGACAACAGGCAAAATCAGCAGGAATGACCGGGGCTTTTGTCGGTCGCCAAAATCCGTGGCTTACAAATGAGGGCGGCCAACAATGAAATATCTATCACCGTGGACCCGTGTTCGTTTTCTTGATGCAAACGGCGCCCCACTGTCCGGCGGCAAGCTTTATACCTATCTGACCGGAACCAGCACTCCGAAAGCGTCGTATTCCGACAGCAGCGGCACATTGAATGCTAATCCTGTCATCCTTGATGCCGAGGGTTACACCGACATCTGGCTTGATAACGATGCGGATTACCGATTCAGACTGGAGAACAGCGCTGGCGTCCTGCAATGGCAGCGCGATGACATCAGTCCGACAGGAGCGGCAGCCGGAGACAGCACCATCCTCGGCAACAGCGGCAAAACCTACAAAATGGTTGCTGGTGTCTTGCGGCAGACGACAGCGGGCGGAGGCTGGGCGCTGATTGATGACGCCAACCACAAGCCCGTCAACTGCACCGGGGCCATCAGCGTTGATACAGACGGTAACCTGAAAGTCGAATACGGGTTCACGGCGGTCAACAAGTCTGGTTTTGTTGTCGGCGTGGATGAGACGTTCGCCGAGTTGGGGATTCAGGTCGGCGCATCTGTCGGAAACTCGTTTGCGATTTTTCAGGCTTATGCGGCTTATGGCGGCGCGGTCGGCGTCGGTGGAGTGGCATCGCAAACGGCACTCGGCCAGATCCTCAACATTGCACCATACACCGCAGGAAACAATCAGATCGTCAACGCCACAAACGGCTGGGTGACGATCATGCACGATTCCATTGCGCACGCATCCGGCAATGGTCCTGCCGTAGCAACCAGCATCAAGGGCAATCACGGTTTTTTTGACGTAACCAGCACAAAGACATCGTTTACCCTGCGCTACAAGCGCAACTGCTCAGGCGTGGTGACGTGTCCGGGTTCTGTGCCGACGATGCTTAGCAAGAGCTACGTTATCCCGACGTTCTCTCCGGTGGCCATCAGTTCGACGGCGGCGGGAACCAGCAACCTCGTTCTGGTCACCACCTCGTCGGATCATGGCCTTTACAACGATGCGCCTGTCATCATCGCCGGTCACTCAGTCGCCGGTTACAACGGGACGTGGAATATCACCGTACAGAGCAAGACCAGCTTTTTGTTGCAGGGATCGACCTACAGCAGTGACGGCACAGGCGGCACGGTGGCGCTCGGATACACCGATTGGCCG